AAACCAGAAGAACAAAGAGTTTTAGGAATCTTAGCAACTATTTTTGGAGCCATCGCACTTTTAGGATCCTGGATCCCATTTATTAACTATCTATCATTTTTCATCGCCATCGTCGCATTTATCTTGGGGATTATCGGCCTTATCGTCAACCTCAAAAAACGAAAAACCATGGCCATTATCGGAACAGCTCTGTCAATTGCTTCTATTGTACTTTTCTTTACGACCCAGGTACTGTACGCTAATGTCTACAAAGAGTTTGTCAGGGAGTTTAACCGTTCCTACAGCGAGGCGAGTGCCTCAATGGAACGCGAAGAAGAAAGCGACTTGACAGATGATAGCGCCTATTCCATCCCAGAGGAGGAAGAAGACGATAACTTCACTTGGACCCAAAAAGAGTTCGACGCCTTAATCGAAGGTGACCTTGACAACAAAGGAAAGGGTGGTACCAACTACAAGGATATTATTAAAAAACACGGACTACCAGACTCCGAGTTTGACTCCACTATTGGGGGTTACAATACGAGAAAAGTCACCTATCTCTCCATTGGTGACAAAATCAAGACTGTTACCCTAACTTTTGCAAAAGATGACAACGGGCAGCTCTTGCTGGTCCAAAAACATGCAGTTGGTCTAGGTCAAGGAAAAAGCAAGCAACAAAACGATTCTGAAAGTAGAGTCTAAGCTCCAATATAAAAAACGAACAGCTAGTAAAACTGTTCGTTTTTCTATTAGAATCCATCTACTTTTAAAAACACCATTACATTGTTTTACTATATCTTACAATACTTTATGAAATAGCTATAATTTAAGCCTTTAAATAAATGTTTTTACATCGTTTTACAGAGTTTTACGACATTTTTGCCCCTTTTTTGCCCCCTTCTCTCTCCATCTCATACATCCGCACCGAGTGCAGCACGAGATCGCGATACTTCCAAGTCGATACCAGGTATTCGATAACCTCTTGATCCTCTATCTTGCATTCCATGAATAGCAACAGCTTGACCGTGTATTCATTTTTCAAAATTGGCACAGTGTAAGTCACATCCACCCAATGCTCAAAACCTAAATCTGTCTGCTCTATGCTCGCAAGTTCAATCTTCAAAATGTTCATATTTTCTTCCTCCTACTTATCTATTCGTAGAAAATTAAAAAAGTAGTGAAGAAAATCATTACTTTTTTTGATTTTGAAAGTACTTTCGGAGAAATAGCTTGGATTTTAAATCCAACCTTTCCAGAGCAACCAAACGATATTCAAGCGAAAAGTATTATTCTTAACCTCTATCTATAAGTGTTTCTCAAGGGTTTCAAGCGATTATCAAGCGTATTTTTGGGCAAACAAAAAAACGCAAGCCTTAGCCTGCGGTCTAGTGTAATCTAATTTGAAAGTCCTTTCTTATTTTTCTTCTTTTGGTTTGTCAACTATAGTGATAAGCCCGTCTGGTTCGGTTTTGAAAGCTGGATCTGTGTGAAGTTCACCGTTGGCTTTCAAATAGTACCAGCCATCACCAGATTTAATGAATTGCTTAGATAGCATATAGCCATCTTTTTCTTCCATGAAATACCAGGTTTCACGGTATTTCACCCAACCAGTGGCCATACGTCCATCTGACTTGAAGAAATACCAGCGATGGTTAAGGAACATCCATCCTGTGACCATTGCCCCACGCTTATCAAGATAGAACCAGTCTTTACCATCGTTGAACCAGCGATTGATTAAGCAATAGCCACGTTCATCAAAGTAGAACCACTCATTATTGATTTTCTTCCAGCGTTTTGTCGGATAAGAGCCATCTGACTCCTCCCACCACCAGCCGGTTTCATTACGTTTCCAGCCAGCTTCAGATAGACCACCTTCAATATCTTTCTTGAATTGCTCACGGCTAATGCCCCATTTTGCCAAGTAAGGGTATGGATCCACATGGTCAGAGTAGTTTCGAGGTTGATTGTATGTGCAATACTGATGCGTCTTGATTCCTGCTAGGCTGTCAGAGTCCAGCGTTTTCGGAATGCCTGCTTCATCAGCAAGGTTTCGCAGTAGTTCAACATAGAGCTTATAATCGCGCATGAACTCTTCCTTAGTAGCATGGCTCTCAATCAATTCTACTTGTCCATAGCCTTCAACGTTCCAGCCTCCGCCTACATCATAAGCTCCCATGTCTGTGTACCAGGTCTGCATCACACGGCCGTTGCCGACAACGTGAGAGAAGAAGCCAGAATCAACAGGACGACGCATATGATAGTCCGCTTCGTTTTGGGCAGTTGAATTTGGATTTCCTGTTGAGTGTGCATGAATTTGTCTGTATGGTTGCTCCCCCACTTGTGGTAAGTCAGTTCTTAGTCTACTTGTATCAATATCCATTATTATTCTCCTTTCCAGGCTTCATTCATCTGCTTGACCGCTGACTCGACGAATGTGTCTAAGTCTTTATCGGTCATGCTGATATTGTATTTGGTAAGCTCAGCACGGATTTTAGTGCGTGCTTGCTCCAGCTTCTCTTCACCCTTATAGCCAGTTTCAGAAGCGACTTGCTCCACGGCATTGACTGCGTTTTTAGCCAAGATTTCAACAATCTTAATTGTCTTCTCTCCGCCTTTGCGCAAAAGGTAATCTTTTACTGCTTTGATGATACTGCCTGTGGCTACTGCTAAAAAGCCTGTAGCAAATGCAATAATGATTTCGTTAAATTGTGACATGTGTTATTCTCCTTTATTTTTGTCGTCATCTTTTTCAAACAAGCGCTGAAACGCTTTTAAAATTGGCTGAAAAAGAGTGACATTTCCTTTTAGTTTGCGGTAATTTTCAATGAGTGATTGAAAAGTAAATGCGATGTATCCGAGATAGATCGAGTACAAGAATGCGAAACCTGTCTTTTCAGGCAAGAGTACAGACATCGGAATGAGGATCATCAGCAAAAGGACCCCTAAAATCTTACGAAGGAGCCCATTAATGCCGATTTTGCTCTTATACTCAATGTCAGGGTTTGCAATAGCAGCAATCGTTCCAGTTAAAAAATCAATGATTTCCATTGAAACGATCAGTGCTAGAGCGTACAAGACCAGGCCGTCTTCAGTCTGGACTACGCTACGAAAAAAATGGAAAAATTCGATTTGCATAAGCACCCCTATTCTTTACCTTCAAATTTCCAAGCGACACCCGTTCCGTTTTGCTCGAGGGCACCATTTGTAGCAAATGCGCTGACTGGTTCACCGTTGTATGTGAATTCTTTGTTAAGCTGCACTAGGATGCGCTTGCCTTCACCATTTACTTCAACATGGCTAGAATCCTCAATCGTGATGAGGTCGTTTGCCATGTACGTTTTGCCGACCTCAGCAAGTGGGATGAGTTCAACTAACTCTTTGTAAATCGTCCCATAAGCAATGTTCTTGCTCATGACAGAGTTCAAGACCATGATATGAAGCAATTTACCGTTCAAGCGAGCGTTCTCTTGAGTCTGCTTAACGAGTTCAGAGAGTTCATTTTGCTTAGTTGCATTCTCAGCGATTTTATGCTCGGCCTCTTCAAGTTTAGCTTGTGCCTTCACGATTGCTGAGCCTGGATCTAGCTCAGCCTTGATAATATCTAGCACGGCTTGAATTAAGACGTCCTCTTGCTCAGTCGTGCGGTCTCCTGCGAGTTCACGCATATTCGTACTGTAACGATTTCCTTCAGACAGACGAATTTCAACGACTGTAACCGTGCTATCTCCCAAACCTCTTGTGTAAGGTTTATTCACCAGTTCATAATTGTTAATTGCCATTTGTCATTTTTCCTTTCACTTCTTCAAATTTCGCTTTGAGCTCTTCATCTGAGTCTAAAATTGATTTCAAAAATTCTAGCTCTTGTATCGCCTCATCATACAAGACTTTAGCTTTCGTTTTCTCGAAATTAAATTGTGCGATTTGAAACGATAATTCGCTTATAATTTTTTCTTCTGTTGAGTTCATCTTATCATCCTTTTTTAAATTTTGTAATTTCCTACATTTGACCATCCTGCATTTTGAGCGATTCTTACAACAAAATCAGCTAAATTGTTGAAATAAGCGACTAAATCCTTATTTTTGAGATACAAGTTATCCGTTGTTACAGTACTAGTTTTCAGCCTCGAACCAGTTCCTCCAGTAATTTCCATTTTTCCGCTTGAATAAATCCTAGAATTACTAGAGTTGATGAGTACATCATCAGCAGTTAGAACTGCTTTATTTTCGAACTGACGTCCTAAAAAATCTCCGAGTCGTAATTCCGCCCCTGTTTCGTTCTTTCTTTTGCTTGCTGAAAGATAAATACCTCCATTCGTTGTAATCCACGCTTGCCCGTTTCCGTTTTTCTTTGACCCAATCAAAAGACTACTACTCATTCCATCTCTCGCTGACCACAAATCACGATTGCTAGTGTTATTTCTAAGTTGACTCGTGGATCCACTGTCTAAACCTGTTCCAATCAAAATTCCAGAACCACTACCGTTAACTGCTCGACTACCAGTTCCAATAAAAGAATGCATTCCTTCTTTTTGGTCGAAAAATGTAAACAATGTATTGTTGTTCAAGTAAAATTCTTTTTTATTCGTGTCGATTCGCATTGAATCATCAAGCGAGGTAATACTTGCGCCCATCAGAACTCCAGCTCTGATTTGGCTTGCATCAATACTTACGCTCTGCACACGATTGATGAATGCTTGCTTTGAAAATAACTGATTCAAGTACGCTTCATTAGCTAACAGTTTGTTAAAGAGTGCTTGGTCAACCCTCAATTTATCGGCTGTTACGGATTCTGCATCTAGAATAGCTGTGGTTACTGAGCCAGTTTCAAAATTGGCAGTTTTAAGCTTGTCTATCATGGCAGATTTAATGACTGCATTATCAATCAAGGTTTCGCCAGTGATATGGGTCAATTTCCCATCAAGTCGATTGTGACCATTGGCTCCAAGATTGAGACCTGAAACCAAATCGCCTGCGTTATTGATGTTCTGAACTGCCCATGAGCCAGCAAGCTGAGTCATTTTTGTTTGAGTAGCTTCAAGCGTCTTGTCTGTCTCAAGAGTCGCATCTTCGGGAGCAGGCTGCCATTTACGGTCAGTAGTACCTTCATAAAAATCAAGCTCTGTCATGAACAGACCGCCCCATTTATTAGGGTTGTTCCGGTCGTATTCGAATTGAAGATAGCCCTCGTCAAAATTACCAACATTAAATGTAACGGATTTTTTGACTGTGCTACCATTATCGAATACTGCTCCGTCAACCCACCGAGGCTGACCATTGAAAATCAGTGTTTTCTCTTGATAATCCGAGACAGAACCTTTTACGCGCTTGCAGAAATAAACCCTGAAATATTTTGAGTTATTATCGAACGCCAAAATATTTAGAGTATAATCAGTATTTCGCTTGACAATGAATCGTGGGCTTTTAACGACTGCTCCTGGTCTTAGTTCAAACATGCGCTTTTGTCCATTGAAGTAGAAGCTGTGAGCTGTGAAGCCTAATCGGCCATTCGCTTCTATCCAGTATTTCAATCCGTCGTCTGCTCTCGAATTTCGGAGCATATTCGGACCACCAACGTTGGCATATTTGCCGACTTCAACTTGAAAAAGCTGATTAGTCAGGGTCATGCGAGCGACCTTCTCAGTAATGTCAGACTCGCTACTGCCAATAATACGCTCGTACAACTTACTAGTCTCTTGTACTCGTTGAAAGTCTAGCAAGTTAGCCTTGTTATCCAGTTGAGATGTGATGCTCTCAAATCGCTGTGTAAATCCATCTGCGGTCTTTTGAAACTCAGTCCTGGTCGCTAAGATATCGCTCTTTGTATCAGAGCCTAATTTTGTGAAAGACTCAGTCAGACCTTTGATGTCTTCTTTTGTAGACCTGCGAAACTCAGCGTGGTCAAGTCTGAACTTCTTGAGACGGTCATTTAGAATGTCGAGTTCGGCAGAATTTGCTTTAAAACTATCCAAAAACGACTCTTTAGCTTTCTCAATCCCGTCTTTCGCTTGCTCACTGATGCGCTTGGCTTCTTCAGCAAGTAAGGCACTAGCACCCGCTTTCGTTAAGGCTTCGTCTGATTTTTGCTTAGCCTCACGCAGACCTGCGCTATCAAAATTTCTGAAACGTTGGTCGATTGTCTCTGTTAGACTTTGCTTGACCTCTTCGGCTTTCGCCTTGGCTAGTTTTATTTGCTCGTCAAAGTCGCTTTTGAGTTTTTCGACCTTTTGGTCATGTCCTCTGTCCGCCTCTTCAAATTGGTTTTGAAGTTGCTTCTCAAATTCATTGAATTGCTCAAATTTTCTTGTGAGCGTTCCTGCGTACGAATACTGCGCATCATTTCCAGCTTTACTATCTGCGCTGATACGTCCACGCAGACCGCCTTTGAATGTGAAAGACTGGCTTAATATTGGAGATTTGAAACTCTCACCCGTATTTGTCTTAATAGTCACCCATTCGCCCACATTTAGCAATAAATGCCCTTGATAATTCAAGCTATATGGATAATAGCGAATATCTTTGATTTTTTGATACAGATTATCCAAAATCGATTGAGACATGAACCGATTTTCAAGTTCTAACGAGCGACCCGTACGCAGACCAACCGTGAGTGTCTCTTTATCTTTCTTGCAGGTTATCCCAGCAATTCGATACTCGATTTCACTCTTGGTCAATCCATGCATGAAATAGCTATCTGCTGTAATCGTGATCCCCGAATCTGTCAATTCCTTAATTTCGAGTTTGCCTTCTCGATTGAAAAAGCAAGACATCCCAAGCATTTGAGATGCTAGGCTCAAAACATCTCTGAATGTCATTTTTTTCTCAGGGGGAATTTTCTCAATTTGGTAATTCATGGATGTTAAATCCATGTTCTCGTTTGCTAGCTCGACTCCCGTTTTTAGACAAACCTCTTTGATAACTTGTCTAATTTCAGCAGGATAGGTCAGAGATGTGATGTGTTCACGATTGAACTTAAACATCCCGTCCATAAGGTCGAGCTTGGTCGTTTTACGGTTCCGGTCAATCTCAATATCATTGATGAAGTATTCGCCCATTTTGACCCATTCATAGGTTCCATCGACCAAAAGACCGATTTCAGGGTAAATCTTATCTAGTTTATTGAAAGTGGTAATGATGCTAGAAAAGATGATTTTACCACTGCCAGCGCATGTTCCGCCCGGTTTGTAAGCATCACCCTTTATATAGCCATAATCAAAGCTAGCCTCTTTGATATCACTTGACTGATACTGTCCTACTCTGATAGCAAGAGTACGGTTCCTAGCAAACATTGCTTCATCGAATTTCCTACGTCTGAATATATCCATGTTCTACCCCCTTACCTTTCTATCAGATTAAATTTAGCGCCCGACCATGGCTTGAGCTCGTTTGTAAACGAATAACTTGGAGCCGTTCTGTCCCCAACGTAAAAAGTCTTTGTGGTTTGACCAACCATTGGATCTGGATAAGATACCGTGAAAAATTCAGATGATACGGCATTTAAAAGCTGACTCATTTCATCCTGAGTCAGCATACCCCATTCACAATCTAATTTTCGTTT